TAGCTAGTATTTTTAAAAGAGGTAAAGAGCAAATAAGAAAAGCACATAAGAAGACCTCTGCATAATGGGTGCTTTAATTTGTAATCTTCCAGCTCAACATGTATGGGTACGAAAAGAGTATCTCATGGATCATGAATCAGGGCATGGAGAGTATGTAAAAGGTATTTGGATAAGTGCTAAATCTATTCCTGGACGTGCTTTTTATTTTGAAACATATCTTCCAGATTATGGTGCTATGTTTGATAAACTACCAATAAGTGCTTTTTTATCAGAGCCTAAAAAGCCTGAGCCTGACATGTCTTTACCTAATTTACAATTTTGGAATTGTATGGATTATGATGTTACTTGTATTTACAAACAATTTATAGGCTCTATGGATTTTGAGGCGTTTACTAGAGATCATGGGTTTCAAGCTGGAACTTACATTTGTACTTTAGATAATTATCATAGGGATCCAGACACAATAGACTATAGTACAAGTGAACAACCAGATGAACATAAATCTTTTAACTTATTAGAATTAAATAATGGACAATATTGTTTATATCCAAACAATAGAATGAGAGTTTATGACAATAGCTTAACTCCAGAAAAACCCTTTACACCAGATTTTAAAGTAAGCACAATATATTATCAAGTAGAAAATGGTAACAACACTAGATTAGGAGATACAGATGAATACTACTGGAAAACAAAAGAAGAAAAAGACAAAGACCACAAAAAAGCTATCAAGTAAACAAATGAAAATAGCAAGTCTTGCACCTCCAAGAAATAAAATCACAGGTGCTGATTTTAAAAAATTAAGAAAAGCAAAAAAGCGAGGATAATATGTTACAAGCATTGATTGGACCTGCTACAAAATTACTTGGGAAGTTTATCGAGGACAAAGATACTAAAAATAAACTTGCTCATGAGATTGCAACAATGGCTGAGCGTCATGCTCAAGAATTAGCAAAGGGTCAACTCGAAATAAATAAAGCAGAAGCATCTCATCGTAATATCTTTGTTGCAGGGTGGCGACCTTTCGTGGGGTGGACTTGTGGAGTCGCTCTAGCATGGCACTTCGTACTTGCACCTTTTATAATATTTTTCTCAGCTTACTTTGGTGTACAACTTCCAGAACTACCTACTTTTGATATGGAATCACTTATGACAGTTTTACTTGGTATGTTGGGACTCGGTGGATTAAGATCTTTTGAAAAATATAAAAAATTAACTAAATAAGTAATGAGTTCAAAAAAAAGTCTTTATATAAGCGTCGTATAGAGGGTGCAAAGGGTACGTCTGGTATAATTATACCTAAAAATATCTTCAACTATATACGCTTATAAAAAGGGGCTATATTAAATTGATGCCTTATATCTAGTCATATAAGGACTGATTTGTCTAACTTTTAGCTCGTTTTTTAACTTACCTATGAAATCAACCATATGTCTTCTTTCTTTCGCAACTTCAGAGTTGTAAGGATAATAATCTAAATTATTTTCAGCATCAAATTTTTCTAATAAAAGTGTAGTACTTTTAATACAAAGATTAATTTCCTTTTGCGATAATTTCATATGAGATTGAGCCATTATGTATTAATACTCTTCATTCTGTTTACTAAACGGTTTGCTCTATTTGGTACTTGTTTATACCATCTTGAATCTATCATTTGGTTTGCAGCTTCTTTCCAATCACGGTTATCAACTGCTTGTTTCATTTTATGAAATCTAGAGAGACGAGGTCTGCCCATATTAAACATCATGTTAGCAATAATATATTGTGCTTCTTCAGGAAGATCATCAAAATCATTATAAATAAGCTTACACTCATCAATCGTTACTTTTATATCTGTTTCAAATAATTCATTAACTCTTTCTTCGTCAATCTTAGTGCCTACTTCTAGTCCATGTTCAGGATCATCTTCTTTTATTAAATGTCCAATACCACAAGTGGGTAAGCCTAAATGATCTAAATAGACTTCGTATTTACAGCCCTCATCATTTTCTATCTCTACTCTTAATCTATTTATATCCATATTATCCTACTCTTTCTAAAGGTTCGATACTAAGTTTATATCCCATATTATTTAATACTTTTTCAAAGTTTTCTACAGTGGGCTGTCTTTTTCCAGCTTCCCAAGTCCATACGGTTATCTCACTTACACCTGTGTTACTAGAAACTTGCCTTTGTGACATATGTTTCTTTTCTCGTAGTTCTTTAAACTCATGAATTAAATTAGCCATTTTTTCCAATCTTCTCCTAATACCTGAGTCGCAAGATTAATTTTTTGTCTTAAAGCTTTTACAATTACTTCATCGACAGTTTTTTCTGCAACTAAGTCTATGTAAGTAACTTTAGAAGTCTGACTTATTCTATGCACTCTATCTTCTGATTGTAACCTTACTTCAAGATCATAGGAATTACTATAATAAATTACTGTATTGGCAGCAGTCAGTGTAAGACCATAACCTCCAGTTCTTGGCTGTCCTATAAAAAATCTTAAAGTTTTATCCTTTTGGAATCTTTCTACTATTTCTTGTCTTTTTTCTCCAGGAGTATCCCCATAGTAACTTTCTACTACTTCTTCCCCATACTTTTCTTTTAATATAGATTCTAATGCTTTTATATTATGTCTATAGTTAGCCCATATAATAGCTTTTCCATTTACTTCTTCTAATATTTCTAAAAGTTCAGTAAGTCGATTACTTTTTAATTCAACTATCGATCCAGAATCTGTTCCTACGAAACCACAACTTATCTGATGTAGTCTTAATATTTGTGTTATAACTGCATTAGCAGTAACTTGTTCCATATCGTCAAGTAAAGATACTGCATTCTTTTTCATATCTTGATAAATTTTCTTTTGTTCAGGAGTTAATTCTATTGTTCTTTTTATATACGTCTTTTGTGGTAAATCCAAACATTGCTCCTTTGTAACTCTATATGAATGAGGTTTTATTGAAGTAGTTAGTTCGTCTAAATTACGAAAACCAATAATATGGTTATATTGATGAGAACCTGCTGATCTTCTTATCATGTCTGCAAATCGACTACAAAAAGAATAATAAGATCGAAAACCTAGTAGTTCTTCGCTAAGAAAAGCAAACTGTGAATATAAGTCTAAAGGTGATTTAGTTATTGGTGAACCTGTTAGTATTCTTTTATACTTTGCCATCTTACCTAATTGAATAGCGTTCTTAGTTCTTAATGCTCTATGGTTTTTTATTACAGTTGATTCGTCTATCGCTAACAATGTTCCTTCGTTATGTAATCCATTTTTATGGTTAAAGATAAATCGCTTGGCTATATCTAAACCTTTTTTAGTCGATAAAGCTTCAATGTTCATTACAAATATTTGTAAATCAAAAGTGCCTACCCATATTGCTTCTATTTCTTTTTTAATTTTTTCTGTAAGAGGAGAACTCCAATAAGCTATCTTATATTCGATATGGTCTGGTAAATGTGTAGGTATTTCTTGCCCTACCCAGTTTTTGTAAACACCTTTAGGGGCAAGTATAAAAGCTGAATTAATTTTACCAGCATCATATAAATAAGCAATAGTATCTATTAATACTTTCGATTTTCCAGTTCCCATATCCATTAACAATGCATATTCATCTTTTTCGCAAGATGTTTTTAATGCATCGAGTTGATGTTTATAGGGTTTCGTTTTAAACCTAAATTCCAATATATCCTTCTACTTTCTTTCGGATAACTCTAGCAGAGCAAATCATGCTAGAGCTAGTCCACCTAATCCCAAATCTACAATTCAATTAAGGAGAACTAAAGTCTACTATATAATATTAGAACAGTATATAAGAAATTTATGATAAAAAGTGCTTCACGACCCTTTATCTATGATAACTTAAAAATAAAAGTCATACTATTGTTATATAATTAAAACAAAGAGTTAAGTACACTATTATGAGATTATGAGATTATGACGAGACTTTTAAAACTTGTAATATTAAAAACGATTTAGAATCACAATGTTGCATAAAATAATAGTTTATTAATATATAAATAAGGTATAAACTAATTTAGTTAGGAGAAAGTAGAATGGATAAAAAACAACCTACAGTTTATGTAGTACAAGATTTTGGTACCAAGAATATCTCTGGTGCTAGAAGATTTGGTGAAATAAAAGTTTTACTACCACCTAATAGACAAATCGTTTTAAGTTCTGCCCCAACCGTTTCAAGGTTGAGGGAAGGCTTAAATGGTTTTTCAGACGATGACTATTTACTGTTAATGGGAGATCCTGCTGCAATCGGTATAGCTTGTAGTATCGCATCAAACATTAATGGTGGAAAGTTTAAAATGTTAAAGTGGGATAGACAAGAAGCTTTATATCTTCCCATTAATATCAACCTTAAATACTTTGGAGAGTATGATGAACAATCTTGACGATATCCTCAGTGGTGAGGCGTTAAATACCATAAATGTCAAGGCGACACCTGATGAGTTAAACAGGTTAAGCAGATTGGCAAACGAACTTATCCATAAACAAAACGAAGTAAAAGAATTAGAAGATTCTATTAAGGCGTTTAAAGATAGGATAAGACAAATCTCCGAACAAGAAATACCTGACTTTTTAGCAGAAGTTGGGTTATCGAGTTTCGAGTTAGATAATGGCACTAAGATTAAGGTTGAGCCTTTCGTTAGGGCTCACATATCTAAAGACCGATCAAAAGAAGCACACGCTTGGTTAGAGGATAATGGTTTTGGTGACATTATTAAAAGAGAAGTGAACTGTAAGTTTAATAAAGGCGATAATAAATATGTCGAACTAAAAGATAAGCTTGACGATTTAGGACAGTCTTATACGACTAAAGAATCAGTTCACCATGCAACTTTAAATTCATTTGCTAAAGAACAGATGGAAAAAGGAACAGATATTCCTATGCAACTATTTGGTCTTTACAGTGGATTCATAACTAAAATAACTAAATAAGGAGGATATTATGGCTGAAAAAGCAGTTGCAACAAAAGAAGATACATCTATTGTTACTATAAATGATGATCTTTTATTAAATGGAACAGGATTAGAGGATACAACATCAGAAGATTTTGCTATTCCTTTTATTCGTATTATACAATCTGGTAGTCCACAGACTAAAAAAGCTGATGGTAAATATGTAAAAGGTGCTGAAGAAGGCGATATCATAAATACTGTTAGTAACCAAATTACTGGGGGTGAGTCAGGAATATATGTTGTTCCAGTCTATTACCAAAAGAAGTACATCGAATGGAAGCCAAGAGAGTCTGGTGGTGGGTTAGTTAATGCTGACCATGAAAGGACTATACTTAATCAATGTACACGAAACGAAAAAAATAAATTCGTTTTAGAAAACGGTAATTACATTGACGAAACAGCACAGTTCTATGTGATGGTAACTAATGCAGAGGAAACTGAGTGGCAACAAGCAGTTATTAGTATGTCATCTACACAGCTTGGTAAAGCTAGAAAATGGTTAAGCCAGATGAAACAAAGACGTGTAAAGAATAGTAAGGGTGATTTAGTTGAAGCCCCAATGTTTATGTTTCGTTACTTAGCTAAAACTATGTCAGAGTCTAATGATTTAGGCAGTTGGTATGGTTGGTCTATAGGTTTAGATAAACCTGTAAAAGATCAAAACTTTTTAATGGAAGCGAGTAGTTTTCTAAAAAGTGTACGTGCTGGTGAAGTAAAAGTTAAGCAAGAAGATTCTAACGAGGACTCTGCTAACTCTAAAGATACAGACGAAGTACCGTTCTAAGGTCAGGGGGCAAAAGCCCCCTTTCTTTATCAGGAGGATATAAAGGTAGAATGACAAAAAAGATAGAGGAAGAATTTGCTGATTTATTCGCTGGATTAAAAAAGGCATATGGTAGTTACTCACCAGAAGAGGGTAACGGAGTTGGAAAAGAAAAAGGTAGATATAGAATTATATCAGAAGATATAGACGAAGATCGTTTATATGAATTATGGAAAGAACATCTCGCAGGAAAAAATTCATTAGGTATTATACCAATACAAGAAGATAATACTTGCACTTGGGGTGCAATAGATATTGATCAATATCCACTTAATCATGGGGAACTTGTAACTCGACTTATACAAACAAATGAATTACCTGTAGTTATCGCAAGATCAAAGTCAGGTGGTGCACATATTTACTTTTTCTTAAAAGAACGAGTAAGCTGTGCAATCGTACAAAATAAATTAAAAGAAATAGCTTCTGTACTTGGCTATGCAACAGCTGAGATATTTCCTAAACAAACTAAATTACTTTTAGAAAAAGGTGATAGAGGTAGTGTATTAAATATGCCTTATTATGGGGGTAGTCGAACGACTAGATATGCTCATAATAAACAAGGTGAAGCTATAACAGATTTAGAAGAATTTATTACTTATGCAAAAAGTCAAGCTATAAGTAAAGCAGAACTTGAAAGTTTAAAAATAAAATCCCAAGAACTTAATGATAAAGATTTAGATGGCTGTCCACCTTGTATAAAAGTATTATGTACTATGGGGTTTCCACAAGGCACACGAAACAATGGACTATTTAATATTGGCGTGTTTCTTCGAAAGAAGTTTGCAGACGATTGGGAAAAGAGAGTCGAACAAAAGAACTTTGAATATATGAAGCCACCACTCGGTGCATCAGAAGTTTTAACAGTAATAAAAGCATTAAATAATAAAGACTACCAATATAAATGTAATGATCAACCTATCGCTTCACATTGTAATGCAGCAGTTTGTAGAACTTGTGAATATGGCGTAGGGTCATCTGGTGGATTACCACAGTTTAGTAACCTACAAAAACAAGATTCTACACCACCGATATGGTTTTTAGATGTTGAGGGACACCGAATAGAATTAACTACAGATGAACTTCAAAACCAAACTAAGTTTCAAAGAAGATGTATGGATGAATTAAACTTTATGCCTTTAACTATGCGACAACAAAACTGGAGGACAGTCGTTCAACAATTACTTGATAGTGTTTCTATAATAGAAGTTCCAGCAGATGTATCGTTACAAGGGCAGTTTAAAGAACTACTTGAATCGTTTTGTACAGAACGAGCCCAAGCTTTATCAAAGGATGAAATATTATTAGGAAAGTCTTGGACAGAGGAAGGAAAGACTTACTTTCGATTAAAAGATCTGATAGACTATTTTAATCGACAACAGTTTCGAGACTATGGAAGAAATCATATTGCTGCACGCTTGAGAGATTTAGGGGGTGGGGATCATTTCTTTCATATAAAAGGTAAAGGCGTAACAGTTTGGTATGTCCCTGAGTTTGGTAGTCAACAAGAGGGTTATGAAATACCAGATATGAAAGGGGATCCATTTTGAGCGAGGATACAAGTTCATGGTCTATTATACTTGGTCCACCAGGAACAGGTAAGACAACGACTATCTTAAACCTTATCGAAATGGAAATGGAAAAAGGTACACCTCCTGATAAAATAGGATATTTTGCTTTTACTAAGAAAGCCTCGGAAGAGGGTAAAGAAAGAACAATGTCACGTTTCGGACTTGCAGGAAAAGATATACCTAATTTTAGAACACTTCATTCTTTATGTTATCGTATGTTAGGCTTATCGAGAGAATCTGTTATGGGACGTTCTAACTATAGAGAGTTTAACGATATAATGGGAATGCGATTAACAGGAGAGATGACACTTGAAGAGGGTGCTATTTCTATGTTATCAAAAGACGATAAACTAAAATTTGTTGAAGGACTATCACGTCTTCGATGTGTAGGACTACGACAAGAATGGCAAAATCATCATGATGAAGATATTGATTGGCATATGTTAGAAAGGTTTTCATTAGGGCTACAGAAGTTTAAAAAGGCACGTGGTCTATATGATTTTACAGATATGCTAGACTTATGTGTAACAAAACAATTATCTCCAAAATTAGATGTAATGTTTGTAGACGAAGCTCAAGATTTAAGTCCTTTACAATGGCAGTTAATAAGAGTCCTCGCAAAGAATTCTAAGAGAGTCTATATTGCTGGTGATGACGACCAAGCTATCTTCAGATGGGCAGGGGCAGATGTAAATTTCTTGATTGATATATCCCAAGGGGCTCGTGTCTTGGAAAAGAGTTATAGAATTCCTAAAAGGATTTTCAATATCGCTAATCAAGTAATAAGGCGTGTTAAGACAAGAACAGATAAAATTTGGCAACCAAGGGAGGACTTGGGTGATGTCGTTACCGAAACACATTTCGAGCATGTTGATATAACCTCTGGCGAATGGTTAATTCTATCACGTTCTAATTATTTTTTAAATGAAGTAGAAGCACATTGTAGAGGATTAGGTGTTTACTTCGATAGAAAGAATAATCCTTCTATATCACAGAAAAAAGTCGATGCAGTAAAAAACTGGGAGAAGTTAAGAAAAGGTGAGTTTGTTTTCCCTGATCAAGCTAGTGATATTGTTCAGTATATAAAGGGGGCTAAACGAAAAGTATTTGATGACTTAGAGCCATCGTTAAAGCTAACTCTTAAGGAAGTAACAGTAAAAGCAGAACTACCTGAAGCAAAAATATGGCATGATATGTTTACAGGGTTAAGCCCTCACGAAAGAAGTTATATCTTAGCCATGCTACGAAAAGGTGAGAAGATAACTAAAAAGCCTAGAATAACTTTATCAACTATACATTCAGCTAAAGGAGGAGAAGCTGATAATGTAATTCTTTTTACAGATATACCTCATAGAACTTGGAAAGCGTATGAAAAAGAACCTGATGATGATACTCGTGTATTTTATGTAGGGTTAACAAGAGCAAAACAAAAACTTCATATTATACAACCGACAACGAATAAATATTTTATGGTATGATAAAAAATAACTTTATTGATTTTAAAAAAACGTATATCTTAATATAGTAAATTTTTATTTAAAGAAAGGATGAATTTATGTCAGAAGATACTAAAAATTTTGGTATAGAAATAGAAGATGATATTCCTGTGCCTCCAGGATCTGATCGTAGGTCTGTTGAAAGAAAATATCCATTAGCAGAATTAAAAGTAGGTCAGTCTTTTTTCTTACCTTTAGAAGAGGGAGATGATTTAAAACGTATGGGTAATCGTTTAAGCCAAGCTAGACAAGGCTATCAAAAAAGAAACGAAGGTGTTCGTTTTACACAGCGTATGTGGGAAAAAGACGGTGAAGTTGGAATAAGAGTCTGGCGAATAGAATAGGAGGAAAACATGGCATCTATAAGAAGAAAATTAGTAGAAAATGCAAACAATTCTAAGAATACTAGAATGGATATTGCAGGTGCAGGAGTTATGGCTAACTGGAGACCAGACGAACTTGCTCATATAAGTCGGTTCTGTAAGATAGGACAGATAATTATGGATGAAGCAAAACGTCTTGGTAGACCAGTCGAGTGTTTAGAAGCTGGGTGTGGAGAATTATGGGTTCTTCGATATCTATATAAAGCCTTTGTTTCTAAAAAAGAAAAGATAATTAAGCAGTATGTAGGAGTCGATATCGATCCAGCTTGTTTAGAAGACTGGTGGGTAAACGATAGTGAGTCTGTAGTAAAACATCAATGGTTTAAAACGATGACAGGTAACAACCCTTTTAGTCGTATTGATATTCAAGATTTAACTACTAATCCAGAGTTCGATGTTCCTAACGAAACCATAGATGTGTTTTGGTCTACAGAAGTTATTGAACATATGAAACCAGATGCAATAGATTATTGGTTGCGTAGTGCATATAAAAAGATGCGAATGGGTGCAGTAGCTTATATATCAACACCTAATCATGATGGATCTAATGATAAATTACCTAAAGACCATTTTTATGAGTGGGGGTTTGAAGAATTAAAAGAGTTGTTAAGTCGTTACTTTACAATAAAAGATGTAAAGGGTGTATTTACTCAGATGAATAACTTTAAGAAAAACCATCGTGCTAATATGAGATGGTCACAAAACGTGATTGACGATATAGAGGCTAGGTTTGATAAGCATTGGGCTAGAGTTATCTTAGCAACAGCTTATCCTGAGACAGCAAACAACTGTGCTTGGATATTAAGAAAGGAAGTATAATGGCAAAATATAAAAGTGATGATCTAGATAATGTGTGTAGAGAGATGCTTGGTCATACAAACTGGGGGTATATAGAACCGTACTCAGGTAAACAGTTTGAAAAATTAAAGAAGGATCATGACATCGACTGTATTGTTGTCTTTTTTAAAGATCCTGATCCAGAGGATGCACCAGATCAAGCCTATGATTGGTAATAAAAATGACACCTGAACGACGCTTTTTTTGGTGGATAGAGGAACGACACGAAATCTTTAAGAAAAAAGAACAAGGTCTTCCTCGTCCATGGACAACAGATATAATATTAGATACTTATCGTTTTACTAATCCTTTTCGTGAAAACGATAAGACAACAGTTTGGTTTCGTGAAAATATGAGAAAGCCACTTCATAATAGAGAAGAAGTATTTATGGCTACAATAATTTTTAGATGGTTTAACTTAATTCAAACTGGAGAAACATTACTAAAACATAATCTTCATATAGATTGGGATCCTGAACTTGCTAGAGAAGAAATAAAAAAGCAAGATAAATATGTTACTGGAGGATATATAATCAAAACACCAGATGGTATGGATAAAGTCGATGGTGTTATTTGGTGCATAGAAAAAGTATGGAATAAACGAGACCGAACTATGGTAGAACTGCTTCATGAAACAAATACATTAAAAAGGGCTCATCTTCTTTTACAGCAGTTTCCTTATCTAGGGCATTTTATGGCTTATGAAGTTGTATGTGATTTAAGATATACTTTTTATTTAGATAAAGCATTTGACATTGTTCATTGGGCTAATGCTGGTCCAGGAGCCATGCGAGGATTAAATAGAATCCATGCAAGAGATTTAAACTATACAAGTAAAAAGCACGACTGGAACGCAGAGATGAAAGCCTTATACAAATTAAGATACGACTATCTTCCTTATGAGATTGCTCATAAAATGGAGATGCGAGAAATAGAACATAGCTTATGCGAGTTTGATAAATATGAACGAGTTCGTAATGGCGAGGGTAAACCGAGAGGATTATACAGATGAAAACATTTTTAGGTAATAACGTAGAAGAAGTTTTTCAAATTGCTCTTATGTCTCTAAGAGAAAAGAACGAAACAGTAAGAGTAAAAAGTCGAAATGGAGATGTACTTATGTTTCCTGACCCAGTTTGTTCGACTTATAAATATCCTAATCAAAGAGTTTTATTTATGGCAGAAAGGAACTGTAATCCTTTCTTTCATTTTATAGAAGGACTTTGGATGTTAGCAGGTCGTAGAGATGTAAAACCTCTAGCAAGATTTGTTAAACGCATGGAAGAATATTCTGATGATGGACATTCGTTATATGGGGCGTATGGTTATCGTTGGCGAAATCAATTTGCTAATGATCAACTACACGCTATTATAAGAAAATTACAAGAAAATCCATATGATAGACGTATTGTTCTTTCTATGTGGGATCCTATTAAAGATTTATATTATGATGGTAAAGATGTACCGTGTAATACACAGATTTATTTTAAAACTAGACCAGATGATATTCTTGATATGACTGTCATGTGTAGGTCTAACGATTTAATCTGGGGTGCTTATGGTGCAAACGCTGTGCATTTTAGTATGCTACATGAATACGTTGCTTCAATGTCTGGTCTACACTTAGGTCGATATCATCAAGTAAGTAACAATGCTCATGTATATATAAATATATGGGAAAGGTTAGAAAAGAAATTACCAATAGGTATAGCCCCAAGTCAATATAACGATGAAATAAAATCATTACCTTTAGTACAAGATGGTTCTAAATTTGATCAAGATGTAAAATGGTTTTTTAATTTAATTGCTGATAAAGAAAATAATGAGCAGTTAGGTGGTATGTGGATAACACCTGATCACTTTGCAAATACAAATACATTTGCACATACTGCTTTACCTATGGTAGAGGCTTGGAACTTCTATAAAAACAAAGAGTTCGAGCATGCAATCGCCCAAGCCTCTACGATCCAAGCACCTGATTGGAGAAGAGCATGCATAGAATGGCTAGAAAGGAGAAAACAAAGCTATGACAAAAAGGGAAAAAATAAACGATGAAGAGTATGAAAAGCTACAAGAAGAAAATGAACTTCATGGCGAAGACTATAGTCGTATAATTAACCAAGTTCATAATACTGCAATAGATGATGTCGAAGGCTTACACTTAGCTGAACAAGACTATGGTGATAGTTGGAAAAAGCGAGGGGGTATCGGTGCTTTTATGATGTTAGCAAGGAAGTGGGATCGTATAGAAAAACAAGCTGAAGATTATACTTACGATGTCTTCTTAGCTTTAAAAGAGGATAATAGAGAAGAGGGGCTTATAGACGATATACGAGACTTAAGGCGTTATCTACTCTTAGTTGAAGCCGAAATGACTTTACAAAAGAATGGTAAATGAGGTAAAATCTTCCCTAGAGAAAGGGAAGAAAGACATGCCAAAATATAAAAACCCTCTTCAACAACCTTTGTTTACACCTGATAGTTCTTGGATGATACCAGAAGTCTTACCTGACTTATCAAAAGCTAAAGAAATATGTATAGACTTAGAAACATGGGATCCAAACTTAAAAGAAAAAGGTTCAGGTTGGGCGAGAAAAGATGGTCACATTGTTGGTATTGCTTTAGCTACTGAGGGTTGGCAAGGTTACTTTCCTGTTCGACATAGGTCTGGTGGCAACTTGGATGAGAAGTTAGTCTTTAATTGGCTAAAAGAAATGTTATCTACTAACTCAGATAAAATATGTCACAATGCTTCTTATGATATAGGGTGGTTAAAAGCAGAGGGTATTGAAGCTAAAGGTCGTATAATTGATACGATGGTTGCTGCACCACTTATTGATGAGAATCGTTTTAGTTATTCGTTAAATGCTTTAGGTAGGCATTACTTACAAGAAAGTAAGAACGAAGAATTATTAAACGATGCTGCAGAAGCATGGAACGTAGATTCAAAGTCAGGACTTTCTGAACTACCACCCATGTATGTTGGTCCATATGCAGAGCAAGATGCTGCATTGACTTTACGTTTATGGAAACATTTTAAAACAGAATTATCTAAACAAGATCTGTGGTCTATATTTAATTTAGAATCTTCCATTACTCCTTTGCTTATCGAAATGAGAATGAGAGGTGTTCGTATTGATTTAGAACGAGCAGAAGAAATGTCTAAGAAGTTTCATGCAAAAGAAATGGAAGCCCTACATAAAATAAAACAGCTTGTAGGTTCAGAGGTAGAAATATGGGCTAATGCATCTATAGAAAAAGCATTTAAGAAACTTAACCTACCATATAACTTTACAGAAAAAGGATCGCCTTCTTTTCAACAGATATGGCTCGAGGAGCATAAACATGAGTTTCCTCAACTTATTGTAAAAGCAAGGAAGATGAATAAAGCAAGGACTACCTTTATTGACGGTATGCTTATGAGTAACCAACAATCAGGTCGTATACACGCTGAACTTCATCCTTTACGTTCCGATGATGGTGGAACTGTTACAGGTCGTTTTAGTTATAGTAATCCAAACTTACAACAAGTACCAGCAAGAGATCCTGAGATAGGGACAGCAATCAGATCCCTCTTCATCCCAGAAAGTAAATGTGAGTGGGGTGCTTTTGATTATTCTCAACAAGAGCCAAGGCTCGTGGTTCACTACGCTGAGATGATGGAACTTCGAGGAGCCAAAGATGCAGGAGATGCATTCCGTTCAGGAGATGCAGACTTCCATCAAGTCGTTGCAGATATGGCAGGTATACCAAGAAAACAAGCTAAGAATATTAATCTTGGTTTATTTTACTCTATGGGTGTTCAAAAGCTATCTGATAGTTTAGGGCTTACATTAGACGAGGGTAAAGAATTATTTGGTCGTTACCATGAACGAGTTCCTTTCGTAAAAGCGTTAAGCGAAAGAGCAGTACGACGTGCTGGAGATCAAGGTAATATAAGAACATTACTTGGCAGACGTTGTCGTTTCGATAAATGGGAACCAATGCAGTTCGGTACAAGAAAAATTATGGATCATAAAACTGCCTACGCTGAATATGGTAATGCTATTAAAAGGGCGTTTACACATAAAGCTATGAATAGATTAATACAAGGTAGTGCAGCAGATATGACTAAAAAAGCAATGCAACTTTTATACGAAGAAGGAATTATACCTCACGTTCAAGTACACGATGAATTAGACTTTTCAATCGAGTCTCCTGAACAAGCACTAAAGATAAAAGATATAATGGAATCTTGTGTTGAGTTAAAGGTGCCAATAAAGGTTGATGTAGAACTTGGTCCAAATTGGGGCGAAGCAAAGGATGCAGAAAAAGTGATAGAACATGCTGAATCTGTACGAGGGTGGACTAGAGGGTCTGAGTCTGAATATACAAAGCAAGCGATATAATGCCAGTATTTTCTTATTTTATTCTTTTTAGTCTTAGTTTAAAATAAAATAAAAAGGCGTAAAATAATGAAAGAAGACACTACTATAAAGATACCTATAACGATGGCATTAGTTATATGGAAAGCACTAAATAATGTAAATGCTAAAGAAGCAGACTTAATTGCTGCATCACTAATTGGACAGGGTGTTGAGTTCCTTGGTACTCCAGAAGAGACTATCGATTTTTATCGAGAGTATCTAATTACCGAAGGCGTAATCGAAATGGAACCAGAAACAAAACACTAAACTTTAAAACTAGAAAGGAGAGAAAGTATATGTCTAAAGAAGAAATGTTAGAACGTCGTGTATGGCTTGATCCTGATAAAAGGTGGGGTAAAACAGTTACCATAACTCTTAAATTTGATCATGCAGATACAAGTCGTGAAGAAATAAAACTACACTTAAAAGATTTAATTGAAGCTGATGTTATAACTTATAAGGAGGAAATACATGGGTAAAGTAAAAGCATTATGGCAAGAAAAAATGGATAATATTTGTATCGAATTCGAAGAAGGATTTATTCAAGAAAAAGAAGCGTTTGAAAAGTTATGTAAATTAACTTCTCCTGAACACGCTCAAGAAATGCTAGATGTATGTATACCAGGAGTAAGGGATAATTCGGATGACTCGGCATGATGTAGATGATATATTAAGAGAGTTAGCTGAAATACATGGGTTAAGAAAGGAAGAAGTTCAAATAGAGTCTCTTCCTTCTATGCGTACTGTTAACCTACCACCTTTAAAATACCGAGCAAAACATCTAATAGATAATGGTCGTAATCATGGGGCTAGACTTAAAAAGAATAAGAAAAAATATAAAAAGACAAAATACAAATATATTCGATCATCTCGTCTTCAAGAAAGAGCAATGACAAAAAACCAAGCTATAACTCATGCAGTAAATTATGGGTATCATTTAGATTGTTTTGCTCATATCGAGGGGTTGGCTGAAGCACCACGATGTTTAATGTGCGACTTACCTCCTCGAACGATTGGAGATTATATTTATTCTTGTTTTACACCATATTATAAATGTGAAGTTTGTTTTTCAATCAGACCATATTCTACAAATAAAGATACTAATCCGAATACTTGGATATTTAATGATGAATATGCACGTAAAAGAAGACAATATAACGTATGGAATTTGAGGTATTTTAAGCATAGGATCAACAAGATTCTTAAAGAAGATACAAGATGGTTATAAAGGAGAGTATATGTTCAAAGCAGTAGCTGTAATATGTTCAGCTTGGATAGCAAACGGTGAAGCAAAACAAGCCTGTTTTACTCACATGTTTGATTGGAAGTTTGAAACGAGAAAAGAATGTCAAATAAGACTGATTTATTATCGTGCTAAAGAATTACCACCATACCATAATGTAGCATTAGGTGACTGCATTAAGATAGACGAGTAATACATAAAAAAGATAATAATCTTATTTTATTGTATATAAATTTACTATATTATAATAGAGATAATAATAACATACTATCTATTTAAGATTCGTGTTAACTATTATCTTGTAAAGATGAAACGGTTGTGTGTTCCTTTAAGTGCAATGTTGAAAGACAGCCTAACAATGGAGGAGCACATAGCTGT